AACAGGTCTTACATATAATTCGGGAACTCTAGCTCAGGCTTCCGGGGATTTCATTCTAGACATAGCGGCAGACATTGTTCTTGACGCAGACGGTGGAAATATAGAGATGAAAGATGACGGTCTACATTTCTACTCAATCAGCAGAAGCGTAGACAATGTAATCTTGCAAAGTGTCATTCAAGACGGTGACATTATCTTTCAAGGCAATGACGGTGGTTCACTAATTACTGCTTTGACATTAGACATGTCATCAGAAGGCGGTGCAACTTTTAATGGGAATATCACCTTAAATGACAACAAGGGTATTTATTTTGGGGCAGGTTCAGACTTAATTATTTCTAGTGACGGTACAAATGGAGCAGTAGCAGCAGCAAATGGCGGATTAACTCTTGATGTACAGGGTGACATTACTTTTGATGCAGGTGGTGGAGATATATTACTAAAAGATGACGGAACTTTAGTCGGAACTATTGGTGGTTTTGCAGGTAATAATGTCACTATAAAATCAGAGGTATCAGACGGAGATGTAATCTTTCAGGGGAATGACGGAGGGTCTGGAATTAATGCCTTGACACTAGACATGTCAGAGGCAGGTAAAGCAATTTTCAATAGCAATTCCATAGAGTTTGACTTCTCTACTGCAACGACTGTTGAAGGTCTTATCAACATGCCGCGTGACGAAAGTAATCAGAACGCAGCTAAGAGTTTAAGACTTCGTGCAAATAATTTCTTGACTCTTGAATATGGTCAATTGAACTTAGAAGGTCATACCTCAGGTAATACTCAAACAACGTTCAGGACTCTGACCATTGGAGATATTCAAGATAATGGTCAGGCTTCATATACAGCAGGTACCTCTGGTCAAGGTGCGTCCTCTCACAGATTTTTAGTTTATGACGGTTCAAGTAATTCCCCTGTAAGTGTTTTGGCTTTAAACGCAGCTACTGGCGCCACCTTCTTTCAAAACATAAAAAATAATTCAGGCGATTTTACAGTAGATGTAGACGGTGACCTTCACTTAGACGCAGACGGAGAACATGTCACATTTAAAGACGGCGGCACTGAAATAGGCAATATAGACATGGGCTCACAGAACCTAACTCTACGATCTAAGGTTTCAGACAAAGACATTATATTCAGAGGAAATGACGGTGGTACAGATTTCACTGCTCTTACTCTAGATATGTCAGAAGCAGGCGCCGCAACCTTCAATGACAACGTGACGGCCTTCTCTGATGTAAGGTTGAAGACGAACATAAAGACCTTGAAGAACGGGCTTGAAAAGGTAGAGAGCTTACGGGGTGTTTCTTATTTTAGAAATGACAAGGAAAACATCGGAGTTATTGCTCAGGAAATAGAGGAGATACTCCCGGAAATCGTCAGGACTGCAGATGATGAAATGGGAACTAAGTCTGTAGATTACGGCAGGATAACGGCGGTCTTGATAGAGGCAGTGAAAGAACTATCCGAAAGGGTGAAAGATTTAGAAGGTAAGTAATGGCTCTGCCCACGTCAGGCTCAATATCCTTAAACCAGATGCACACTGAGGTAGGGGGAACCTCCGGGACAACGGCAAGTATTAATGACGCAGATATAAGAAACCTAGTAGGTTTTGCCTCTGGCGCCACAATGAAGTTTGACGAATTCTATGGAGGAGCAACAATATCAGACGTAAATTTGTCAATGGTCGTAGGTCACAGAGATATAAACAACTCCACGCAGTACATAACGTCAGTATCTAAGGAGAGGGGTTATTCGGACGGACCAGTGACAGGCAATGTTGCTTATGGAACTTTTCCGACAAATGCGCCTACCGGTTATCTGGGAGCAGGAGTATTCAAGACCCTAAAGATATTGGGAACATTCAACATCTCAGGAATTCAAGGAACTTCTGGAACTCTAAGTCTACACATGACCCCTGCCACCGGCTTACCTAACAGCAATGTTTCCTTTAAGGAAGTGGTGATACATGGAACTTCATTTTTGAGGAGTGCGTCTACCTATGTTTCAAACTCTAGTAGTAGCACGACACTTTGGAGTTGGGGAAATGTAGCCACTGGACCTGTGCCCGGTCTTAGTAGTCAGGCGTTCCCACCCTTCCCTGCCGCTGGCACAACGATAACAGTGACCTTCAAAAGAAACTAAGATGAGTGAGGTTAAGTTAAAAAAGGAGGCGTTCGGGCATGAAGCCGAAAACAAAGCTACAGGCATAACTCTTGATGTAGACGAGAACGGCGATAACTTCTACAGATTAACCCTACATACAAAACACCCTGTCAATAACAGTGATTATTATTTTGAGTACAATAAAAGTGACAGCAAGGAACTTCTCTCTGTGAAAGAAGACGGACTTTATGTTGAAACAGAAAAGATTGATTATTTAAAGGCTTTATGGGAGACAACTGAATACAGCGACTTCCTAGAGAGCTCTACTCTTGTTCAGGCGCAGGAAGGGGATTTAGGGGAAGGCGTAGAAGACTTTGCAGTTCCGAAAAGCACTAAGACCTATGATGAGGTTTACGTAAATAAGAAGCTCGTGAGAACCGACTATAATATAGGACTTCACCAAGCAGACCCGATGATAGAAGAGGTAGAAAAGGTCTTTGGCAAAGACCAAGAGTGGAAATGCAATAGATTTAACATAATAGGAACTTACACGGCCCACGAGGACGCTCCCTTGCGACCGCCTTACACTGACGAGAAGACCTACAGTTGGTACAATGTTTATAGCAAACCCTCCCAAGAATTGCTTGATGAGTTCAAAATAAAAGATCAGGGATACAGATACCATGTCTGGCACTCTATCAAATACAATACCGTGCAAAAGACAAAGTCTTTGAAATTAGTTATTGCAGACGATGAATACTCTAGCAATTACCAGAAACACCCGGAAACCTTCATTCCTAGACCCGAAACTCCGATACACTCTACAAAATATAACTCTTACTTCTTTGCCAAGATTTACGACCAAGACGGAAAAGAGGCGGACTACTACGACGTCTTCTTCGTCACAACAAAGAGATTGATGAAAGAGTTCTGCGAAGAAAAAGGTTTGCCATTTCCGATGCCAGAAACTAGGGAAGATGACTTTGTCTGGATATACGGTTTTGTGTATGATAAGAAAACATTGGAAATAAAACAGGTTAAAGGTTATGTGCGTTATCCAGTAGAAGAGGGCGAATGGCTTTGAAACTAGACACAAAAAAAATAGACCAAAAGTTCTACAAAAGGATAGAAGAGGAAAGGAAACTAAGAAAGGAATTTCAAAGGAAGTTCAGGAATTAATATGAGGGGATTGTGGCAGCTTTGGTCAGGGGCACTTGCAGATGACGTTATAGAGGAAATAGAGGCTACTGCAAAGAAGTATCCGGAGAAGGAGGCTTCCATAGGTCAGGTAGATAATTCCCGGCTTGACACTAAAATTAGAAGGTCTAGTACAAGGTGGATACCGACTCAGGAAGCTATGAAGATTACCGAGGTTTGCTGGTCTTTCTTCAATCACGCTAACAGAAACTGTTTTGGCTTTGACATAACTCAGTTGTACGATCTTCAATATACGGAATACCATGCAGAGAACGAAGGCTTCTATGACGAACATACAGACGTTCTCATGGGGGAGGGCGAAATGTCTCATAGGAAACTAAGCATGACAATACAGCTTTCAGACCCAGATGATTATGAAGGGGGTGACTTTGTTTTCAACGTTAACCAGATAGGTCAGAGCCCGGATAGAGAGCAGTTAAGGAAGAAAGGCACAGTTCTCGTCTTCCCTTCCTTTATTATGCATGGCGTAAAGCCGGTGACGAAAGGCACGAGGAAAAGTCTTGTATCTTGGATAGAGGGTCCGACTTGGCGCTGATGACAAGATCGTAAAAAAAAGATAAAATCAAAAAGATTTACTCAGAGGAGGTGTAAAAATGGCAGAAGCAAAAGATCAGAGAGTTTTCACTATCAAAGATAATGAAAGCGAAAAAAAATATAAAGTTTCCGACTTTAGCGAGTCGCAGAAAACAGTTTTTAACCGTTTGGAGAAACTTACACTAGAGGCTAAAGAACTGGATTTATTGCTTAAAGAAAAGAACATTCTGATTAATCAATACTCCCAAGCTCTCGTCAATGACTTACAGCCCAGTGAAGAAAAAGATGAGCAGAAGGACGATAAACCAAATAGCAAATGAGATAGACACACACGAACGTGAGTGTGCTATCAGGTACGCGAACATAGAAAAACGCCTAGACTCAGGTCAGGCAAGGTTCACTAGGATTGAGGCTATGATTATCGGTATCTACGGACTCCTCATTGCCTCCCAAATACTAAACAGGATTATCTAATGGCAGGACTAAAGATAGCTACTGAGCCCAATCAAGAACCCATTTCTCTACAGGAGGCAAAGGACTACTTGAGGGTAGAAAACAGCACCGACGAAAGAATTATCCAGGCTATGATTGAAACAGCGAGAAGGTTCGCGGAAGAGCACCTAGGCAGGTCTCTAATGCAGCAGACGATACACCAGTTCATAGACGGCTACGACGAAATGGAAGACCCGTTATTTGAAGGCTTCCGCAAGGGTCCGTTCCTTACTTACTATAAGAACTACATAACTCTCGCCAGACCGCCTGTACAGTCCATAACCTCCGTTAGCACCTTTAACGACTCGGACGCAGAGACAACCTTTGCTTCCACTAAATACTATCTAGATAACGTAAGAGAACCGGCTAGGGTTGTGCTAAGAAACGGGGAAACTTTCCCGACAAGTTTAAGGGTAGCAAACGCAATCAAGATCGTATATGTTTCTGGTTATTCATCTCCCTTTTCTATACCAGAGCCGATACGACTAGGAATGTTGCAGCACGTTGCACACCTCTACGAGCACCGTGGAGATATGTACAGTGCCGCTGCTTACCCCCCTTCATTGCAAAAACTTTACTCCCCTTATGTTGTAATGAAGGGTCTAAGCTCATCAACCCTTCTTTCCACAGGCTAATGAGTATCGGCATGCTTAGGCACCAAGTAGCCCTACAAAAGCCTACAAACACCACTGATGCTGGCGGAGGGGCAGTCAAGACTTACACCACTCTAGCAACATTGTGGGCCAGTATTAAGCCTGTCAGTGGGTCTGAGAAGTATAGGCAGGGGCAAGTTCAGGAAACCGCCACCCACCAAGTCACGATAAGGTTTAGGAGTGATGTAGCGACCAACTACCGAATAGTCTACGAAAGCAGGAATTTCAACATCAAGCATATAAGGAACGTGGACGAAAGAGATAGGTACCTCTTGCTTATCTGCAACGAAGGAGAGGCAACATGAAGTTAAAGTTCTCCATAAAAGACTTAAAGGGTTTCAACAAAAGACTTGAGAAGAAACTAAAGACAGACGCACAGCAACAGGTTAAGAAGAACCTCAACAGAGGCGTTATGCTAGTAAGGAATACGGCAGTTGAACAGATACAGAGAGGCAAGAAGACAGGCGAAACCTACGAGCTCTATAATCCTAGGAGAACCCATACTTCCTCCGCCCCGGGAGAATACCCGGCTACCGACACAGGCTTTTTGGTCGGTCAGATTTCTACGGAGGTCAAAACTAAGGGAACACAGGTTATAGGTCAGATAATTAGCTCTGCCCCTTATTCTAAACATCTAGAGTTCGGGACTACCAAAATGGCTGCTAGACCATTCATGCAGCCTAGCCTAGAGAAGAACAAGAGAAAGATCAGGGATATTTTCAAAAGAGGAGGCTACGTAGATTGAGTACAGGACAATTCGCATTGCAGAGCGCTATCTACTCTACCCTTAACAGCGATAGCAACTTAACAAGCACATTGGGCGCAGGCGTCTACGACGAGGTTATTGAAGGAAGCTCATACCCGTTTGTGAGCATAGGCGAGGATACAGTAAGCGAGTACGGCACTAAAGACCTAGACGGAGGAGAGTTTACTATTAATATCCATGTCTGGTCGCAGTATACAGGGGCAAAAGAATGCAAGAATATAATTGACCGAATTCACGATTTACTTCACAATACAAACATAAGTGTCACGGGCTTCAATCTTGTGAATATCAGGTTTGAGTTCAGTGATATACTAAGGGACCCAGACGGGATAACCAGACACGGTGTCATGCGATTTCGTGCAATAATTTTAGGAACTTCATAATAGGAGAAAAATTATGGCAGCACAGAAAGGTTCAGCAGTTCTCATAAAGGCAACGGTAAGCGGAAGTTTGGTCACCGTCGGTGGTTTACGTTCCTCATCTATCACCTTGAATGACGAAATGGTTGATATTACTAATAAAGACTCTTCTAATAACAGAACGCTCTTACCTCAAGGTGGAATACAGTCTATGACAATTAGTGGGTCCGGGGTCTTCACAGACTCAACATCAGAGCAACAATTAAGGACTTCATTCGGAGCTTCTTCTTTTATAGCATACAGTTTTGTTATTCCAGACTTAGGCACTTATTCAGGTAGTTTTCAAATTACATCTCTTGAGTTTGCAGGAGAGTACAACGGAGAAGCTACATACTCAGTGACACTTGAGTCATCTGGCGCAGTATCATTTGCAGCGGCATAAGATAAATGAAAACTGTTGAGATAAAGAAAGGTAAGAACACGATCTTAGGAACGCTCCATAGGGGCGTTCTATCGTTGCCGAATGTCCTAGGCAAAGACTTATCCGAGATATCTTTCGGAGGTAAAACTCACGGCGTACTTGAGATAAGGATTGACGAGCGTGACGATCTTATATATCTAACATTAGAGCTTCCAAAGGGAAGTTCAGGAGCAAAGTCAAATGACGAATCCACTAAGGGGTGAAGTACAAGTACAGTTAGGGGAAGAGTCCTACAAAGCGAGGCTTACGATAGACGCCCTCGTGAGAATAGAGACGGAACTTGACCAAGGCATACTAAAACTCGCGAGCCGAATTTCACAGGCAGACATAAGAATTTCTGAACTTATCGTGGTACTAAGAGCAGCCTTACGAGGCGGAGGAAACGACTTAAGCGATAAGGATATAGGCAATATAATATCAAAGATAGGAATTGTAGGAGCAAGCACAGAAGTAGCTAAACTTCTTGCTACTACTCTCAGCGACCCGGAGGATAAAGAGGAGAGCGAGGGAAAGCAAGAAGCAGCGAACTAGCCGAAAATATCGGCTGGTCCGATTATATGCAGATTTGCATAGGCACAATACAGATGAGACCCGACGACTTTTGGAACCTTTCGCCGGTAGAAATGTATAGCGTTATAAAGGGATTTAAACAATTCCACGCTGCCGAGCAAGATGCCATGTCCCGGGACGAACTAAATAATTTAATGGAGTTATACCCAGACTAATGGCAAAGACAGTAGACCAGTTAATAGTTGAGATTAAGGCGGACACTAAAGACCTGCAGTCCAAGCTTAAGAATATTCAGGGCAGGATAGGAAATGCCGGGAAGACCGGAAGCACAGCCTTTGTTCCGATGATAGGAAGCCTTAGAAGAATGCTGCCACTCCTAGCAAGTGTAGGGGCAGGTCTTCTAGCTATAGGGCAGGTAAGAGACATAGCTAGAGTTGGCTCAGAGTTTGAGGACATGAAGGACTCCTTGAACCAAGTGTTCGGAAGTATAAACAGGGGAACAGCAGCCTTCAACCAAGTGCTTAAATTCGCGCAGACGACTCCTTTCCAGATAGAAGACGTCACTAGAGCCTTTATATCTCTAAAAGGGGCGGGTATAGAACCGAACCTAAATATGCTGCAGACCTTCGCAGATACGGCCTCTACCTCAATTGACCAGCTAGGCGCTTTCAACGCTATGGTCAGATTGGTTCAAAGATCGGCTGCAGGTGGCTTGGGTCTAGAAGAGATTAACCAGCTAGACGACAGAGGAATACCTGCAACCAAGATACTAACCGACGCCCTAGGCGTGACTAGACTGGAGTTAAGTAAGTTCGGACAGACAGCCGAAGGGGCCGCGCACATGGTTGACCTTCTTATTCAGGGAATGGAACAGAGGTTCGGTGGAGCCATGGAAAACAAAATGGATAATCTATCCACCAAGACGTCTAACATGACTATAGCCTTCAAGGAGTTAAAGAACGCTATATTTGAGGGCGGTCTTGACAGCTTGCTAAAAGGTCTTGCAGACGAGCTTACCAGAATGGCAAGTGCCTCAGCAATGATAGTCCGTGCCGCCGCAGGAATACAAACGATAGGCGATCTAAGGATAGCGACCGGGATAACTGAATCAGACCCGGTCAAAGCCCTAGACGAAGCTAGGAAAAGACTTGCCTCTCTACAGGAGACGTCGGCTAATTCAGGTTCCGGTCTAACCGATACAATGCAATTTGCGACCATGCTCGCGGACCAAGACAAGATAGCTAATCTTGAAAAGTTCATCATTCTGCTTGAGGAGTCACTGCCAAAAGCAAACCAGACGGTAGAAGAAACTACCAAGAAGACGACTAAGGCTATGACGGAACTAGACAACATAATGAAAGAGGGGGCACAGACACTCTCCCGGGAATTCACTGACGCCTTGATAGAGGGCGAGAGCGTCATGGATAGTTTCAAGAACTTCGCAAAAATGATGGTTTCGGAGATAATAGCGACCTTCCTCAGACTGGCAGTCATAGAGCCCATACTTAATTCTGTCTTCAGCGCGGTTGGTCTTACCACAGGAGGAGGAGGAACACCTGCAGCAGCAGCTTCAGGCGGAAGGGCTGCTCACGGACAGGCTATGCTTGTCGGGGAAAGAGGTCCGGAGTTGTTCGTTCCGCATACTCCCGGAAGAATTATGAACGCAGCCGACACACGATCTGTAAATGCAGGCGGAGGTGTAGTTATAAACCAAAGCGTAAATTTCAGCACAGGACTTGTGCCTACGGTAAGAGCAGAGGTAAGGAAGCTAATGCCTCAGATATCTGACGTGACCAAGGCAGCAGTCTTAGAGTCAACTATGAGAGGCGGAAGCTTTCAAAAAGGAATTAGAGGAAAAAGATAATGTCTAAAGAAATAACAATGCCTACAACCCCTAACTTTCTGTCTAGCGAGTTCACGCTAGTCAGAACCATAGGACAAACAATCAGTCCATTCACAGGACAACAGAAGACACAGGAGTTTGACGCGAACTTTTGGCAGGCTAACGTCAGCCTTCCCCCTCTCAATAAGACCCAGGCTGTTAACTGGCAGTCCTTTTTAGCTAGATTGAAAGGACCTACTAACGTCTTTCAATTCACAGACCCGGACGCTAAGACTGGACAAGGCACTTATGACAGCAATGATTTGAAAGCCAATAAAAGAATTAATGGCACAAGTCTGACATTAAGTTTTTCTGGGAACACTATAACAGACAGTGCTGGAA